AAATCCCCTTGTTGACGAGTTGTAAGTCCTGGTCCGGGCAACCTTCTGCCTTCTACCCCTCCTTCGGGAGGAACCATAGAATATATGAATCAATGAAAATGAACTTTAAGAATTTAAAATTCCTAAAAAGTTCCATCACTGAAACATCATATATGGTATCGCTCCGAAATTCGGAAGAATTTCTGGCGGTTTTGCGTCGGTATGGGAGAATTATCTCTCGCACCATTTTCGCAAAATCGAAGGTTTCCAAGAGACTTCAACTACTTACCAAGCTAGGCCACATGATACTGAGAATTTCTCGGCATCATGGTCCCAACTTCACGGTAAAATACCTGAAGGCCTTGACAGTTTGTCTGCAACGGTTCCTCGGAGGACGTCCTCTCAAATCTTTGAGAGAGATTGAACCCGATTTACCGTTACCACGACTTACTAGTTCTGGGCTTCCCAACTTCATTCCGACGAGAGATCGTCGGGAGTTGGAAAAGCTAACAGCATCAGTTGTGAGGTGATACTTAACCATTTTCGCTGTGTACAGAATTATTTCTGTACCGGGAAAATTAAAGTTAAGCACAATCACTGATCCTTATGCTGGGAGTGTAGAGGCTTTAGATTCCATATGTACGTGACTGGAGGGTTATTCCCTTCGGTTCGTATCATTATGAAATCCACCTCGTTCTCCAAGAGCTAGTTTAGGGTTGGAACGTATCCAAAAAGCATCTGCATCCTCTTCTACGTCTTGACGTGGTTGATTGGTGGATGCTCTCCTTCTAAAGGAGTATGCGGCGTTCGGCTTCTTCGCCAATTATGGTCAGTATTCACTGTACTATGATTGGTTTTTGGTTATCAAAGAACTTAGTAATAAGGGACTGGATAGCTTAGAAGACGTGGTGGGAAAGGTGGATTCGCTAATCCGGAAAGAAATCCGGTTTAGTGATAAACTTCCTAAGATACAATGTGAAAATGGATTATCCGAAAAGGGTATGAAAGAATTAGCATTGTGATTGCGGAAGCGACCACGGAATGGAAGCATGAAGCTATATGCTGATTGCCCAATCCAGGAAATGGTTAATCCACACCTTAGAAGATATGACTCTATACGGTTCAGATCTTCATGGTTCTTGTTTGAACTCGATCCAGACACACTTAGTGACTGGCAACCTCTCCGAATGTGAGAATTTTGTCTCACTACTCGTGAAGAGGTAGTTCAAGCAGGACTTCCTGTAACTGTGCACAAAGTACCGGGAAAGGTGGCTCCCCGGATAGGACAATTGTCCTTGAAGGAGGAAGCTGCTGGAAAGGTACGCGTGTTTGCTATGGTGGATATATGGACTCAGTCTGTATTGAAGCCATTGCACTCTTGATTATTTTCTCTTTTTGAGAGTCTCCCTAATGATGGGACACATAATCAGGATGCAGCATTCATACGTGCACAGGAGAAAGCAGTCCGTTATAATCAAGCTTATTGTTATGATTTATCGGCTGCTACTGACCGACTGCCCATCAGGCTCCAAG